TCTAACTTGTTACAACTTTCGTGTGACAGTGCGACAGATTTGTATTTACTTATATCAGTCATTATTGTATCCTTTCATTTTTTATATAAATAACAATATAGGATAATTATATTTTTTTACAAGATTGTCAATGAAATATTTACTTACAATTTATTTATGTGCTGGTTTAAATGGTGAATGTATTGCTCCTATATTATCAGAATATAATATTAATGAATATTATAAGGACCACTACGGCTGTGTTAAATCCGGTTTAGGAGAGTCTTTTGAATTGTTATTTAGTGGTGAATTCTTTGATCAAAAAACAATCAACGAATGGCAGCTTTACCCAAAATTTTCTTGCGTTCCTGTTTCGGCGGATGATATTGGTCAACCGTCTTAATTAATTTATACCACTGATCCCTGAGGCCTGGGTCCTTAGTCTTGTTATATTCGACCGCTAGAGCGTCTGCCTTGACCGTTATATTTCTTAAAACTGCGTCTCTCATTTTTATTCATCCTTTTTTTATGTTTCCCAGGTCTTTTCCTAGGCTTCGGTCTTTGTACGAAGTCTTTAAATTTTTTAGCCATTCTTATAATGATCCTTTATAAATTTTCTATCACTTTCGGATAATGACATATATCGTATTCTACCATTAACATGTTGTTTGGTATCATGTCCACAATTAGTACATCTATAAAATTCTTGAACGATTGCAACTAATATTGCTTCCTCTTCACATTCTTCACAATATCCATGTACGGTGTCTATCTTATTAAAAAATTTTAATGCTTTTGGATCTATGGTCATACTAAATCTACTGCCTTTCCTATTATTGGTTTATATTTAACTTTCTTATCTTCTCTATATGCATGCATAAATTGTCTTCTAGGTTGATAAGGTACCCAACTTGCATGGATCCAGCCACTATTAGGCTCTCCTGGCGTATAGAATTCTAAAATGAGTTGATCTGTTTCTAAGCATTTATGTATCCAATCTGCGAGTTCTGCGTTGTCTACACCAATTACTTCGAAATCTGCGGCCTCAGCTTTGGCATGCTGTGAGTTCTCACTGCTGCCTATTGCTTTACACAATTCCGGGGACCTGAAGCCTGACGTCACCTTCACTCTTCCAAATTGATCTCGTACCGGCTGCAATACATTTTCACACAGTTGTTTTAACTTATCAATCTGATCGCCGTTAGGATTGTTATCAATATTTAAACGGATAGCAGTATCCGATTTGATGAGTTCTTGAAGCGTGAAGTTTCGAGAAAGGTTCATTTATTATTTATGTAGTTATAAACTCTTCCTATTGCTTTTTCAATACCCAATAATTCGCCTTTTATAAAGTTTGTGTCTTCTTTTAAATCAACAATAGATACTAGAACCCAAGTACACAATCCAAATAATGCACTACCTATAAATCCTACAATCCATTTGAAATCTATTTTCATAATTTATTGACACGATAAACATTCATCAGAATCAGAATCTAATTCTGCTAATGCTTCTTCCTTACATTCTTTGCTGCAAAATAAATCAAATTCATCTTTTGCATCAAACGCTTCTTTACATTGTTTACATTGTTTTCTCATATTATTCTCCAAACAGCCAGTTAACATATCTTTGCCATAAAGATAATTTTTTAGGTTCGTCTTTTAACACTAAAGGTTTGCACGTGCAACTATCGCAAATGCAACTATCACATTTATTTGAATTTAAATGATAACCTTTACCGTAACAATGACATTCATGTCCACAAATATTACATTTTCTCTTCATGTTTTTTCTCCTCTATGTCATAAAACATTTTATCAGAATCTTCTGTTACCCAATCACTGCCTTCTGCATCCCAGTACGTAGTTTGTACTTTATAATCAGGCCATTCATTTTCTGTTGTATAACTATTAACATGCCAAATAATTCTATTGTTTGGCTGCGCAGCGTAATTGCCGTTTTCAAGTGCCATAATATGTGCACACTTATGTTCTTGCGGAATCTCTGAATGTTCCGTGTTTAGTATATTAGTTTCTGGATGTGCCCAGTCAATAGTAAATAAGTATTGACCATGGTAAAATTTTTTATCTTTACCTAAATATTTTCCATCTATACCAGCCAACCAATCAAAAGTATGAACACTAGGCCAATAACTAAAACAGTTCCACAGTTGTAACTGGTCCGTCGACATATCCGGCACATCGGTTCGATCATAACGTTTTTGGAAAAACGCTGAGATAGGCAAACGCCAAAAGCACGCACCATTGGGTAGCATGATGTTAAATAAGAGAGCCCTTCCTGAAATAGAGCTAACACCAAAGATAACGCATTCACGACTATCTTTCTTATATTGTTCATCCATGTCATAAAGATATTCCCTCCTTATCTTGCAGTAAATAGGTGGTATATTCGCATTTAAATAGGCCATAGTTCCTCATGTTATTTAATTTCGCCCCAGTTAGGACCCTTTTCATAATCAACTTTATTAGGAACTTCTAGATTTACTGCCTGTTCCATTATTTGTTTTATTTTATCAGCTTGTGATTCTGATTCAATAGAAAAATCTAATTCATCATGAATTTGTATATGACCTATTAAACCTTCTTTATATAAATCAACCATAGCTTTTTTAGTCATATCTGCAGCTGATCCCTGAATTAATTTATTTAAAGCTTTATAAGTAAATGCTCGACGTGTTGAATTTTGATGCCAATAATTTTTCTTTGGATTACCATCTTTATCTTTTATAATTTTACCTTCAAAATCTTTTAAGTGAGGGCCCATTTCTTGTAGTTCTCTCATACGTTCATCATCTTCTGGTGGTACATATGTTCCCCAATCTGCACCTCTTAAGATAGGTTCATACTTAGGAAACCTACAACGTCTGCCTAACAATGTTTTAATTTGTCCTCTTGACTCTGCAGCTTTCATAACTTTACTCATCAATTGTTTAACGAATGGCGCTTGACCATGATATTTTGAAAATAGTTCTTCTGATTTTTCTTTTGATACACCTAACTCACCTTGTAGTTTTGCTTTACCCATACCATAAAACAAACCTAGATTAATTGTCTTAGCTTGTGATCTTGGTATAGATGCCATCTCTGCAACTATTTTGTGAAAGTCTGTTGATGGATCATTCTCGTATGAATCTGCAATTGTATTTACAGAAGGAAGTCCAAACTTTAATGCATAGTGTGCAACCAATCTTGGTTCTTGTTGCGAGTAATCAAATGTTCCCCAGTTACAACCTTGTTCGGGTATAAACAATGATCTAAGGAGTGGCCCTGTTTCCGGATCCCTGGCAGGTATTTGCTGTAGGTTAGGATTCGAATAACTAAATCGTCCAGTAACCGTTCCACCATCGTCTGATCGTATTTGATTGATGTCTGCATGGATTCTACCGTTATGTTCATGTTTAAAAATAGTATCAATAAATGTAGTTCTAACCTTGTTTATTTTTCTAGCTTCTGCTATCATGTTGACTACAGGATGATCGTGATTAGAAATAAAATTTTTTGTAAATGAGGGAGAGTCAGTCTTTTCAGTTCGGCTATAAGGTAGCATCAGTTTGTCAAAAACTTTGGCAATGGATTGTGCAGCCCATATTTGAGTATCTATGCCTGTTTCTTTTTTTATTTCCCGTAGTAATTTTTCTTCTCTCGTTGCCAATCTTGTTTTTAATAGATCGGCTTTTTCTATATCTACCCGCACCCCTAGGTGACGCATATCAACTAGACAAGGAAAAAGATCAGTCTCCAAATTAAATATATCTTGAAGATCATCTTCAACAATTACTTTTTTTAATTTGTGCCAAAGTCTTAAAGTCAGTTCAGCATCCTTTTCACCATACGCTCCAACTTCCATTGCAGGCATTCTCCACATATCTGCTTTAGGATCTAATCCTCTTTCTTTAGCTGCTTGAGTTAATCTTGCTTCGTTCTTACCTTCACTTAAGTGATGCCAAGATAAAGTATTTAAGGTATATGAAAATCTATTCTCATCTATTAGACTGGCTGCAATCATTGTATCTATTACTAAACCATTGATTTTTATACCTAAATTACGTATCCAACATACGTCGTACATTGCGTTATGAAATATTTTTGTAGAAGGTGATTCGCAAATATCTTTAAACCATTCTAAAGTTTTTTTACGATCTAGGTTTGGTCCTTCTTCATGTGCTATTGGAAAGTATCCTTTATATCCATCTACAGCTACAGCGATACCTACAACTTCACCATTACCAATAATAGAACCTGATCCTTTTGATTTTAAATCAGGATCTCTTGTTTCCAAGTCAATTGCAATTTCATCTGCATCCCTTAGATCAGGGAATTCAGTAGGCATGTTCCATTCTGTATGTGGTACTATCATATTAAATCAAATAAATAGATTGTTAAAATACACAAACACATTAGTTCTGTATAAATATTCATTTCTTTTTACTCATGTCTTTCATCTTTTTAATTTCTAATTCACAGTAATGAATTATTTTTTCTAAATCTTGTATGCCATTTTTATTTTTATAACGACACACATACTTTATAACATTCCCTTGAAAAAAGGAAAGGTCATTCTTAGAAATAAATTCATAAGGTTGAATGTGAAAGTCTTTATAGTGACTCCCACCTATTTGTTTACTCTGTGGAAATGCTGAATCAAACATATCTTTACTTGTCATAGTTCGTAACCCTTTCTTGTTATTCTTGCTTTTAGTTTATATAAATTGTTACGTGCTCTTGTTATACCCACGTACCAAACTCTATGTTCTTCATCTTGTTTATCTTGACTTCTTTTAATTGACTTTAATATTTTATCGCCAATATCCAAACATAGAATTACATTGTCTTGCTCACCACCTTTTATTGCATGAATAG